CGGAAGGTGCATCGGTCGTCTCCTCGGTGGCGCCGCTCGTCCTGCGCCCAAATGGCCGCCTGACGACTGCTGCCCTGCAGGCATCGACGGGCGTTTATGGCGGCTCGGGCTACGTGCCGGGCGATCAGTTGACGATGGATGTCGTCAACCAAGGGGTTGCATACCTCCAGAACAACAACGTGCCGATGATCGACGGCGCCTACCATGTGTATCTGGACAACAGCCAGATGCGCGGCCTCTTCCGTGATCCGGACTTCAAGTATCTCTACCGCGGCGCCTATGGCTCCGTGACCTTTCGCGACGGCATGATCGTGCAGCTTCTCGGCGCACGCTTCATCCCGCTGACGGAAGCTCCGCAGCAGGCGTCCCTTGGCGCCGGTCCGGTTCGCCGGGCGATGATGCTGGGCCAAGGCGCTCTCGTAGAAGGTGATTTCCAAGGCACGGCGCATTCGGACATCCCGGGTGTCGATACGGCCATGCTGGAGATGATCGACGGCGTGGCGATGGTGACGCGTGAGCCACTGGATCGCCTGCGCCAGATTATCGCTCAGTCCTGGTACTGGATCGGCGGTTTCGCGCTGCCGACGGATATGACGGCAGCGGCCTCCATTATCCCCACGGCTTCGAACGCGTATCTGAAGCGCGGCGTGGTGCTGGAGAGCATCTGATGGCTCGCGGCCGCCAGACACGTGCGGCCGCACCGGTCGCGACGGCCGAAGAGGCGCGCGATATGCCGCCTCTGCCTGCCGCTGTCCGCCTCATCGCCGAGCATGGCTTTATCGAAGATGAGCACGGCAAGGGCGTCTTTCACTGGCGCGTCGGTGAAATCGTTCGTCGTCCGCAAACGATCCGGCTTCTGATCGATCGAGGCGCACTACTCGAGGAGGTCGAGCCATGAGCGGTTCGTCCCTATCGCCCATCACCCCGCCGCAGTTCACAACCGTCCCGCTGACGCCTGACGAACTGGTCATGTGCCGCCGTTTTATGGGCTACCCAGCGGTCGGCGACCAGGCCACGAACATGGAATCGTGGCGCTTCTTTCAGCAATACGGCTTCAACGAATACCGCTTCCAGCACATGTCGGCGCAGGAACTGGCGCAGGTGCGCAGCTACCTGACGAACTGCATTTCGCTGGAACAGGCCATCTTCGGCGCTGGCGACAATCTCGACACCGATCAGGCCGCTGTCTGGAAGCACAACCGCAACGAGGTCGGCGATCGCATCGGCCTCTACAATTACTGGCGCAATCAGATGTGCGCCTTCTTTGGCATTCCGCCCGGTCCTGGTTTGCGCAGTTGCGCGGCCATCGTGATCTAGGAGAGCAATTATGGCTGACTATACCAACGTTCCTGCCGCAACCGTTGCCGTCGCCGGCAAGCATGAAGCATGGGCCTTTGTACGCGATGGTGTGGTGCAGAAGATCGTGCGAGCCGCGTCGCGCCTGACACACCCCTTCTCCGACGAGCCAGACGCCCCCGCGCCCGACGTCGTGCACGGCGGTGGTGTTGCTGTGCCGCTGCATGGTGTCGCAGTCGTGCGTGTCACCAATAGCGATGCTGCCCCAGGCATGCTCGTCGACGAGAAGGGCAACGTCACGCCGTCCGAGGGCCGCACCCGCGCATTGCTGCCGGGAGAACCAGCCTACCATGCGCCGAATGTGGTGCAGACCGAGAACGTTGAGGGCGAAGATCATACAGCGCTCGTTCCCGTTGCCGACGAGCCCGGCGTGACGTTGCCCGAAAGCAAGCCCGAGGACCACAACGAAGCCTGAGCGGGAATCAAACGATGGCGCGCAAGACAATGACGCTCGAAGCATACGTCAAATCCAAGCAGGACCGGCGCGAGGACAAGGCAAATGCCGCGATCGTCGGCATGCCGGTGAAACAGTTCAAGCGCACGCGCGAGGCCAAGGAGATTGATCGCGCCATCGTGGCACTCGATAATCGACAACGAAAGCGACGATAGATGGATCAGGCAACGCTTCAGGCGAAGGTCGCGAAAGGCTACGGCAAAGCGGCCATCCGGCTTGGCGCCACGACGGCACAATATCGGCCGTCGAGCCTGACATCTCCCCTTGCAGACGTCCATGGGACGTTCCTGGCCGCATTCAATAATGATGCGGGCTTCTCGTTTAAGCAGCCGACACCGTGGGGAAAGCCGATGGTGTTCGGTCTGTTCGACACAACCGACGTGCAGGCCGGCGATCTGCTGGCGTGTGGCGCGGACACCTATTTCGTCGCTCGCTTCGAGCCGTTTCAACCGCCGCTCTGCGTGCAGTGCAATAACGCGGTAACGCTGTCACCCGGCAACAGCGGCGCCTCCGGTGCTGATAGCTCTGGGGCTTGCTCTATTGCTGGTCTGGAACCGGGATACAGCGGACTGAGCAGTTTATCCTCGGATCTGACTGGTGCGTGGCCGTGCTATCTTGGGATCAAGAACTCTGGACGAGGCACAGACTCCGGACTGCCTGGCTCCGAACGTGCGGCAGAGTTCGACTTGTTCTTGCCGCTGATGCCCGGCTTCGTGCCAGCGCCCTACATGACATTCACGGATGACGATGGCATCGGCTACACGATCGGTGCCGTCGAATCCTCGCCCTATGGGTTCCGGTGCATTGCATCGGTGCAGCAGCTCTGATGTCCGATGTCTCCGATGTGGCGAATGGTCTTGCCTATACGATCGCCGGACTGATCTATCCGAACGGCATGACGCCGCCGACGGGCTCGGTGACCGGGCGGCAAACGATCGTCCGGCGCGGCTGGCTCATGCCAAGCGATGCGCAGGGACCTTGCTCTATCCGCAAGGGCATCGACTATGTGACGGTTCGGACGCTCGGCACTTCCACGCAGGAAACGCCTGCCGATCTGGGCGCGCCGTGGCGGACCTGGAGTATAACCGAGCCGACTGTCTCCCTCGCTGTGAATGGCAATACGGCGACCGTTAGCATTGCAGCAGATGCGACGCCCTCCGGCGTTGTCGGGCTCAAGATCCACGCCGACGAAAGTGGCGCGATCCCGGACAACAGCAGCGCGACCTATGTGGTGCAGTCCTCTGACACGCCCGCCACGATCGCCGCCGCGTTGGCGGGGCAGTTCCCCGATGCGTTGTCGAATGGCGCAACGCTGACGATCTCAGGTGCAACGAGCATTGACGCCGTAAGCGGCGGCTATGGCCTCGGCGTGCGCGTTCTATCTCGGCAGGTGCAGAACTTCGTCGTGTCGGTGTGGTCCAGCAGTTGGGCCGCGCGTGACGCGCTCGGCAAGACAATCGTCGGCGGATTGATGTCCGGCATCTGGTTCGCGGCGGCAGACGGCTGGCCGGTCAGCGTTGTCAAGGCACCCGGCTCGATCGAGATGGACGCGCTGCAGATGCAGGGACTGTTTCGCCGCGACATCCAGGTGGCGGTCCGCTTCGACACGATCGAGACACAGACGGCCCCGCAGATGCTATTCGCGGCCGGCATGGTCCACAATCAGACGTCACGCGGAGTGGTGTTGCAACCGTTCGGTGCTGTTCTACCGGCCACAGGTGCCATCAGCGATGGCAACGGCACCTTCTATCTCGACGCAGCTGGCAACCTCGTCTTCGGCGTCCAGCAACCTTATTCCGGCTTTGCCATGGATGCGAACGGCAACGTCCTTCAGGACAGTGCGGGCAATCTGGCCGGCATCCCCTCCTAATTTACGAGAGAAAAGCAATGAGCGAGACGACATCTTCGGGTGGCGGCAGCGGACCTGCGTCGTCCACGACGCCCACTACGTCCGTGACCAAGACCATGGCAGCCGACCCTTCGTACGTCGTCACACGACCCGGGCACGGCTTCGCAGTCGGCACGCTCATCAGCGAGGCGGAGACGATCGCGCAATACCCGCAAATCCGCACGTTCGCCGTGCCGGTCAAAGGAGCCTGATATGCCCCGTATCTACCAATCGGGGGCGCTGAACACGACGGCGCTGACCGTCCCGGACCTCTACGTCCAGATCGTTCAGCCCCAGACCCTACTCCAAGGCGCCAGCACATCGCGCATCGGGATTGTCGGCACCGCATCGTGGGGCCCGACCAATACGCCCGTCGTTATCGGCGCAATGGGCGACTATCTCGCCGCTTTCGGCCCCAAGCAGGCGCTGGCGGCTGATATGGGCCTGGCGGTCAACGTGGCGCTGCTTCAGGGCGCGGCCGATTTCCGCTGCGTTCGCGTCACCGATGGCACCGACAAGGCGGCGACTGGGACACTGACGGGCGTTTCGCTGACGGCGGCCTATACTGGGTCTTCCGGCAATGCCGTTACGGCGACGCTATCGCCCGGATCGGGAGGAAGTTACAATCTCGTCATTGCCCATCCAACGATCGGCTCACGCGCTTACAATGGTGTCAGTTGGACAGCTCTCGCTTCCGCGATGGCCGCGGATGCTTCCGCGATGGTGCAGGCGACTGTCCCGGGCGATGTCCCCGCGCTGGCTTCTGGGATCGTCACCCTTTCTGGCGGCACTGATGGTGGCGCGCCCTCCACCGCTGCTTTTATTGGCAGCGACGCCGCACCTCGCACCGGGATGTATGCCCTGCGTGGTCAGGGTTGTGCTCTCGGCGTTCTCGCCGGCTTGACCGATAACGCGTCGTGGACCACGCAAGCAGCTTTCGGCCTCGGCGAAGGCGTCTATATGGTCGCATGCGGCCCGTCCGGCGATACGATCGCCAACGCCGTCACGGCCAAGGGCACGTCGGGACTGGACTCCTACGCCGTTAAACTGATGTTCGGCGACTGGATCTGGTGGAACGATGACACCAACGGTCTGATGCTCGTGCCGCCTCAGGCTTTCGCCGCTGGCATTCTTGCCGCACTCGGTCCGCAACAGTCCTCGCTGAACAAACAGCTTGCGGGCATCCTCGGCAGCCAAAAAGCCGGGCAGTCGTCGTCTGGCACCAGTATGACCTATTCGGATGCCGAACTGACGGCGCTGTTCGAAGCTGGGATTGACGTGATCTGTAACCCAGCCCCGGGTGGAAGTTACTGGGCGGTTCGTTGCGGCCACAACTCGTCCCTGACGGCTACGGTCTGGGGAGACAATTACACGCGCATGACGAACTATCTGGCAGAGACGCTGGCTTCCGGAATGGGCACGTATGTCGGCTCGGTCATCAACACGTCACTGTTCGGCGACATACGTGCCTCGATCCTCGGGCTACTTTCCGGAATGCTTGGCCAAGGGATGCTGGCGCTGACGCTCGATACAGCCGCTCTGCCCTATACCGTCGTCTGCGACAGCACGAACAACCCGCAGTCGCGCGTCGCACTCGGATACGTCCAGTGCGATGTGGGCGTCCAGTATCAGGGCATCAATGAGAAATTTATTGTCAATTTGCAGGGCGGGACGTCTGTGACCGTCTCGACCGCCAGCGGGAGCGTGTAATGTCAGGAACGACGACGAAGCCGTTCAATATTGGCCGCGACTGTCAGGTTGTGCTGCTGTGGAACGGGACTCGCGTGAATATGCCGCGCGTGACGGGGTTCCAGAGCCAGGCGCAGATGAGCCGGGTGCAGAGTAACCCGCTGAATGGATTGCCGACGTTCGTCGAGGTGCCGAACGGATGGTCAGGACAATTCGACGTGGACCGGCAGTCGGCTGACATCGACAGTCTGTTCGCGGCGATCGAGAGCGCGTTCTGGAACGCCGGCACAGTCGGTCAAGGCACGATCTATCAATACATCACCGAAGCCAACGGTTCGACGACGACCTGGGAATACAGCGGCGTCACGCTTCGCCTGAATGACGCTGGTCGCTGGCAGTCAGAAGCCAAGGTTTCCCAACGCATTGAATTCATGGCCAGCACGAGGACGAAGATTTCGTGAGCGAGATTATCAAGGACGCCAAAGGGCGGGATATTGAAGTTCGGGAACTGACCGGGCGCGAGATGTCGCGGATGGCTCGGCTTGCCGGTGAAGCCTGGGGCGGTAACGAATGGACGTCGCAGACGATCGCACGCGCAACGGTCGCGAGCGTTGGCGGTGTTCCCTTGCCGCCGCGCATTGTCACGCTCGATGATCTTG